TTTTATTTTTTTTACTATGATATAGTAATGCAGCTGGGTATTCTTCTATTTGATGCTCTAAGCATATTTTATCTACGCCTTCTAAAGTATTTAAATCCATAATCTTTTCAGAATCTTTCACAACGCTTTCAAAGTTTTTATTCCAATTTTCTTGCTCAGAAGATACTACTATTTTAGAACATAATTCACTTATAAGTTTTTGATGTCCTTTATTTAATCTTTTTATTTTTTTATGAGATTTTAATATTTTTTTAGCTTCTTCTGCGAATTGCTCGGTTGCATATACTACATTTTGTATATCTGTTCTACCATATGTTTCTTTAGCGGCAGATTCTTTTGGAATGCCTGAAGTACCAGTTGGTCTGCCAGCAGACTTAGGTGTTTGGGTCGGAGTTTCTCCTTCGATCATAGGGACTCCGCCTACCAAAGGATTGTAATATCCCATTTCTCTCTCTTCTACAAATTTTTCTTGAGCAGGCGAAATTTCTTTTGATTCTGGAAATACTCCAGTTTTCATAACATCTACACCTTGTTGAGGAGTCAGTATTCCTATCTCCATTAATCTTGTAGTTACTCTTTGAAGTTGTGTTTCATCCTTAACGTTCACTTCTTCAAATTTTGCTTGTGGTATAGATTTCATTCCTAAGTTTTTGCAAAGCTGATTGATTTCTGGCTGAAGAAATTGCTTTAAAAACGCATTCCTCGATTCTTTTAACCTTTCTAGGAATATTTCGGCCTTAACTGCAGTATTTGAGAATTTTTCTTGGCCAACAATTATATTCTGCAAACCTTCTTTAATATCTTGATTGACGATCTCATATTTTTCAGCGCCTAAAACCTTATTAATTTCTGGTATAACAAATTGCGCTTTAGTTGTATAGTCACTCACTAAAACCCTGCCAACACTTTCATTTTGAAAGAGCTTTTGCATGGCCACCATGTTGGTTGGATTGACTCCTCCTTTGTCTGGCTCAGCCCCCATTGTAATTAAGAGTATCACATTTTCGATTGTCCTAGTGATAGCTTGATCAATTTTCTTAAGCTCTAGCTTAAAATTAATGTCGTCTAAAACAGAAAATCCAAATGGAATTGCAAATGGCTCATAGTCTTGTTTTTTATAAAAGCAGTACCTAAGATATTTAGGATCAAGAGGAACTTTCACACCATCTCTTAAATAAGCATTGTCTTTAACTTTCTTTTTAGCATCAGGGGATAAAGATTCAAATATTTGCTTATCTAAATCATTCTTTGGGGTTTTTAATCTTTCTATCTCATACTCACTTAATATCTTTTCGTACAAAGAGTCAGAAAATGAAGAGCTATGCCTTCTTACGATGTCATACGGATTAAGAATGATATATCTCAATGGAATTTTACCCTTAAGCCCAAGAATCTCTGTTCTGTAAGATCTTCTTAAATCATTCAAATCAATTTTGCCTTCTAAGGTATATAGAAATACATTTCCTGATCGATAATACTCTCTAAAAAATTGATCTTTTAAAAACCATAAGTTAATTTTATCAAACCATTTTTTTATAAAATTTTTAGCAACTTCACTACCGCCCTCTAACATAATTTCTGCATTAGCAAATTCAGACATAATGTCAATCGCGTTTCTAAAGATAGAGATATTGCAGTAAGCTTTTTGGCATAATTCGATAGCCTCTCTGATATGTATCCCTTCTGCGCTGAAATGGTATGGAAGCAGCCCTTTGTGGATGTTTTCGTATTTAGAAGCCTTTGTGCCTAAGGCTGCACGATTTTTTCTTGTTTGAGTATCAACTTTGCCGCCTCTGCTATATTCACTAGCTATTGATTGGTAGAATCCTTCTCCAGATAACTCTGGAGACCATTGAGCAGAATTTGATATCATTATATTGTCTAAAGGTTGACTTTTATCAAACTTTTTCCAGTATTCAGATTTCTTATTGTATTTTCTTTTAGCCATTTATCGAGAATTACACCTATATATTATAATAAGTAAAAAAAGTTACTTTTAAAGTTACTTTTAACTTTTATTTAATAAACATTGGCGTAAAATCTAAATACTTAGGAGTTAGGTCTACATGCATAAATTCATAATATAGCGAAACCATCCAATTACCAAGAACTAATGCAGAGTAGGAGTCTTTTCTAGTTTTTTCTGGGCCTGTTTGTCTTTTCAAATTATCAGGCAAGTCAAATGTTTGAGTTCCTTGGGGTGAAGTTTTGATTTGGATTAAGGCGCACTCAGATTTTGTTAAATTCATTAGATCATATTGATGCTCAATAAGATCGATCATTTTAGACTGGGGTGACTGATTCTTTTCCTCGGTCTTTAAAAACTTTAATTTAGTGATAGGCAATTTCTTCCTACGCTGAATGGCATAATCTTCGTCAATCGCTCTTGAAGCAAACCATATTTTTTTGTGATCGAAGTTAGCCTGCAATGATTCATTAGCTCTACGAATCCAATCAGAGCTAGGTTTTCTCAAGAAACAAATTCGTCTATCTTGCTGATTGTATTGCTGCTTAACGCCTTTGAGTACATTTTGGTAGTCATTTAAATCATCAAAATTAATATCTATCTGTTTGAAATTAATATTATCTTTTTTAAACATAGAGCTTTCGTTTACTGCATTAATAAATTGCACACCTCCCATATAGTCAGCTACAATACTAACAATATTAAATTTTTCTATAAGATATTTAAAATAAAACATATGATCTTGTAAGCGAGCCCCAGACATTGCATAACTATGGACTACAATTGCATTTCGCTTTTCATCATTTAATTTAAGTACATGCATTGCAAAGTCATCAGAACTTTCGCTCTCTGCCCAGCTGGGGTCTATAGCTAAAATATATTTAGCATCAGGTTCGCCCGCTATTTCCACACACTGCCCTTCTCCATCCTTTATTGTGCATTCCGCCATTCTGGAAGTCTTGAAGTAACCGCTACTGTCATCTGTAAATATAGCGTTAAACTCTCTATCAAACTGAGATTGGCTCATTGTAGCTTTAGATTGATTAATCAAATTTACATCATACAATTGCTTAGGAGCACAATCATAACTAAAGTGCATAATAGATCTTCTAGCATTAGAACCATCTTTATGATCAACATGATTTAATATCAAGCCTTCGAAATTAGAATATAATTTATATAAATACTCAAATTTATAACTAGCAGATGATAACATTATTAATTTATTGTTAGGCCATCTATACCTTTGCTCCTCTGTCATTTCTCCTTTTTTGATTAAGCTTGTTTCTAGATTATATAATTCTTCTCTTTGCGTAGGATTTTCGACGACAGACAAGAACGGAACAATAACCTCATTATATACTCTTTCGGGCATTAACAACATCTCGTCAATAATAATTCTATGAAACCTGAAACCACGAAGCTTAGAACCATCACCTAAAGGCAGAGCTCTAATCCTACTCCTCCCTATCTCCATCAACCATTCATCGTTGCTTTTACTTTTTTTTGTTATACATCCTGCGAGCATTTTTGCTTGAGGCTTGTTAGCAATATCTTCAATTTTTTTAAATATTTGTTTAGACTGCCTAAATGAAGCTGCAAGAATTCCTATTTCTACACCCTGATTAAGTATGGCGTCCAGAAAGGCATAAATTCCCGTAGTGAAAGATTTGGACATACCTCGACTCCAAATGCCCAGGAAATAGTCAGTTTCGAACATTCCTTTAATCGCCATATGTTGGAATGGAAATAAATCTACGCCTGATAATAGGCTAGTCGTAAAAGTTATATTTTCTCGCAAGAACTGATATAGTAATATTTTAGCCTCCTCTTCTTCTATAAAACCTTTATCGAGGAGGAGCTTATTGATATCCTCTTTAAATGGATTCTGTGGTTGATTTCCTGTTTCCCAGCTCATTTTTGTTTATCTAAGTAGTATTGTATGTCAGTGTTCCATAATTTATCGCCTAAAACTAAAAGCTTTGGGATAACTTCTATGGATTTCTCACGATCACCAGTAAAGATGAATTGACAGCATCCTGCATATTCATGAGATAAAACTCTCATATTATGCCATATATAATCTAAATTAGATCGATGCTTAGAGAAGTTATTTCTTTTTTTTATTTTTTCTATATTGCTTTCAGTAACCACATATAAATAGCACCCCATATTTTTGCACCTATCTAATTCTTTTTTGAATCGCTCAAATCCCGTAGACATGGTTGATTTAAAATCTTGCTCTCCTTTTCTATCGACATATGTATATGAATAATAATCGCCAGATGAAGTATAATCTCCAAAATCTAATTTCATTGTTTTAGAATTTGGAAATACTAATGGTTGTTGCTCTCTGGTGTCTATAAAGATTGGAGTATCTCTATATTTATCTGAGTAAAACTCTTTACATATTCTTTTAGAGAATATTGGCTCAACCCCTGCAGGCTTACAAGCCTCTGTATATGACCCAAAAAGCATTTTGTAGCTATCGATAGGGGGTAAGTCATATATTTGCAGCTCTATATGATTAGGAGCCTTTAAGAGGCTCTTTTCCTCTACTCTATTCTTGAGCTCGCTAACTGCATAGTGCTTAGCTAGTTTATTGTCCTTATTCTTGATAAGCCATTGTACCATTTGCCATCTGTTTGAAAATCGCTTGCGAAAATAATCTTTTTTGTTTTTAAAAGGTAATGGCTCACCATTATACCAGTTTTTCATTGGGTAATAAGTTGTGTAATATTCGCTTAATAAAATATTGTGAGACTTGATATGTATATGAAGTGCTCGCTCAGACTTAAAGGATTTTTTACAAACCTTGCATATATGTTCTACATCCTGATCCATAATATTAATGCATACTTCGTCCATCCATCCGTGGGTTTAGACTCGTGAAGCATATCATAATTAGGTTGATTATTTTTTAAATTTTTCCACATTAGCATTTTACCTACTTCAGGCTTAAAGGATATCTTGAATTTAGGAAACCTAGTTTCTCCGCCTTCTTTTCCGCTATTTAAGTAAAATAGTATACTGTACCATCTTTGTCTTCCGAACTGGCTCGGCAGTATAGCATTTGGGTTCTCAAAAAAATCATAATGTTCTTGGTAGTACATCGAGGGCTTGTATTTAATGAATTGAGCTTCTTCTTGAAATAAGATATTGGTTTTTGTAATTTGACTACAGTATTTTTTAATTTCTGAAACTACAGGATGCGATGATATTGCGACAGCATTTAGGTTGTTTCTTTGGCCACCGTTAACCCCCGTAATAGTTGCAGGTTTACATTGCTCAGAAAATGAATCAATTAATAAATCACACGCCTCTTTTGTGAGTACTGACTCAGCTGTAAATATCTCATCATAGATACTCAGAAGTCTTTGGGGTTGGATATATTTATACTGCATCGTCTTGAGATAATCCTAAAATTCTTGCCTTCCAAGAATCCATAGATTCCATACGGTCCGCTTCTTCTTTTACTAACTTTTTTTGCATTTCAGCCATTCTTACCATTACAGCTCGCTCTTTTTCGTTCTGAAAAGTTTCAACTAGAGACAATATTGATGCATTTTGAGATTGACGGTTCTCTAACCTTCTGGCTCGGTCACCATTTAGCTTTTTAATTAAAGACTCCATTCTTTTTTCACATTTGTCATATTCTTCACTCTTAGTCTTGAGTAGCTCTGCTAGTCTAACAGTCATCTCTTGCTGTGAGTCAGCTTCATTGAACATTCTATTTAATTTTTCAATATTCCTACTTATGTTTCTAAGGTTAATATAATCAATACAAACATTAATATATAAATTAATTTCATCAGTAGTTAAATCGGGCTTACTCCAAGTAGCTCTTACAAATTCAGCCTCAAACAGATCGCGATCTTCTTTATCTCTATAATTATTTATTGTATTTAAAAATCTTGGCGCAGATAGGAATAGCAACATTTTTTCTGCTGATTTTTTTTCTGCTAAACCTATTTCATCTGGATTTAAATCATCGCCAGTGTACGCTGATATTAAATTAACCACGCTACCAAAGTCATTTGGCGGTTGATACTTCTCGCGCACTCTTGGCTTCTCATCTTTTTGCAGCAGGTCTGGGGCCACGTCTTTAATATAAGCCATAACTGTGCGTTGCTCTGTAGATAGTTTCTTGACTTCTTCTTCGGGGAATACTATTTGTGCGATTTGAAAAGAGTTTAAGCCGTCTTCTGCCAGATCTAAAATTTCATCTTTTTGTTCGTCGGTAAGCTCTACAGGGCCTTTCTTCTCTTTTTTTGTTGTATTATAGTCTAAGTTTTCTTCAACCAGGAAGTCTTTAACCGCTCTTCCCTCTTTTGATCTTCCGTCTAAAGTATCGTCTAAAAAAGTATTTTGAGTGAGTTTGATTAAATCTGGAATTTTTTTATGATTCTCCCTCAGATAGTTTTTTTGAGTTTCTGTTAGTTCTATCTTACTCATAAAATAATATCCTTTCTCTCAATAACTTCTTTCGCTTTTTCGATAAATATTTTCTTTAGATTTTTCAATTGCTTGTATCCAGCCTTCCTGCCTTTTTCATTACTTTTATAACCCATTTTTTTAGCAACTTCTTCTTCTGGCAGATGCTCGATATATATCATTTTGTAAATTGCATAGTGTTTATCAGATAACTTAAATTCCATTAATGTGTGCAATTTTCTTTCTGCTTCAGAAATATCAGTTAATTCCTCTGATATATTATATACTTCCTGAGGATGATGCTCTAAAGCTAATGGCATTTTTATATCATGAGCACTTTTTTTCGTTTTCTCCCATTTAGAATATAATGGGCACTCTGAACATTGAACCCCGCTTGGGGTGAATCCGCATAAGCCAGTGTGGCCCTCTTCATGTTCGCTAGCCGAGGATTGAGCAAACGGGCAGTTTAAACAAGGTCTCGCAAAGTTAGTATAATAATTCCTGAATATATTTTTAATTTGGTTGGATATTATTTTATTTATCCAAGGAGCTAAACTTCTTTTCTGATCCCATTGGTCCCATTTTTTGTAAATGTGAGCACGAATTATTTGCTGGACATCATCGTAATCCATCCACGCAAGAGCATGAAGGCGCCACTTATGTTTTCGTTTACGTAACTCATTATCGATTACATCAACGCAGTCTTCATATCTTAATTTCTTTTTTCTAGTCATCAATATCGGTCTGCTTTTTGCTTTGCCTGCATAACTGCATACCTTCTTTGATAAGATCTTCGTTGTCATTATTAGACTTAGAAACCTTTCTTTTAGGGGATTCGGAGAGATTTTGTAAATCGGCTCCAGTAATAACTCTATTGCCATTACTGGCATCTATTTCATACTCTAATTTAGATATAGATGGAATTCTTTCTTCAGCAATATCATTAATTTGAGGCCTGGCTACAGAAGCCTTTGATCCATCCATGCCACTACCACATGAAGGACAAAATTTAGGGGAAGGAGAGGTGTATTCTATTTTGTGACCACAGCTAGTACAATAAACTATATTCATAGTTAATTATATAATTAATTAAATAAAATTCAACTATTCTCCTAGGTATCCGCTAATAATTCTGGCTTGATTTTTTAATAAATTAAACATTTCTCCATCGCAGTTAACTTTATGCTTAACGTAATCAATTCCTAAAATTCCTATTATTTTGCCATTCAATAGTTTAATTGGAACGCA